CTCCGTCCGGTGGAAGGGCAACGAGTACCGGGCGCTGCCGATTGACGCATCCGGCTTCGACAAGACGGGGCGCGGGCAGTTGCCAACGCCGACGCTGACGGTTGCGCGCGAGGACATCATCAGCGCCGCCGTTATCACGTTCGGGGATCTCCGCCGGTCGCGCGTCATCCGATGGAGGACATTTGTCGATAATTTGGACGGCATGCCTGACGCCGATCCGAATGCGCATTGGAAGCCTGATATCTTCGAAATCCGGCGCAAGACGAAACATAACGCCGAAGTCATCGAATGGCAGTTGGGCGCGGCCATCGACCAGCAGGGGCACAAGATCCCCGGTCGAGTGGCGTTGCGGGACCACTGCCCATGGATTTACCGGCATTGGAATGGCGGGGCTTTTGACTACTCCCGAGCCACCTGCCCGTATACCGGCAACCTCTACTTTCAGGCCAACGGCGCACCAACGGGAAGTCCTGCATCCGACCGCTGCGGCAAGCGGCTGGATGACTGTAGCAAACGCTTCGGTAACAACCCGATCCCATTCGGCGGCTTTCCCGGTATGTTGAAGGGCTAACTGATCCCCATGATATTTCCGGACCCGTATCCTGCCGCCACTGCGGCAGCCCGTAAGCATGCCGAAACGGAATGGCCCTATGAGTGCGTCGGGTTCGTGATCGAGGGCGGCGAATATGTACCGCTAGAGAACGTCCACCCCGACCCCGAAAACCACTTTCGCATAAGCCAGGGTGACGAGGACGAATACGGCCCGCAGAAGCTCGCCGTTATCCATTCACACTGCCTGAAATCCGGCTCCTTCCACGCTTCAGACGGCCCGCTCGGTGCTGGTCCATCGGAGCACGACATGCGGCAACAGCTTGTTTCTGCTTGCCCTTGGGGGCTTGTGGTGGTAGTGGATGGATTGAGCCAGGAAACCGTCATCTGGTTTGGCGATCAGCTTCACGAAGCCCCTCTCAACCTCCCAATTGCACCGCTTGTAGGCCGTCCGTTCGTTCACGGCGTCTATGACTGCCTGTCCATTATCCGCGACGCCTACCGAACCGACGAATACGGGTTCGTGCGGGATTATTTCGACGTGGACAGTATCACCATGCCGATTTACCCGCGTGAATTCGGCTGGTGGTCGGATCGTGAAGACGGGGTTGATCGTGTGCCGGGCAATATGTACCGCGACAATTTCCGCGGCTGTGGGTTCCGCGAAATCACACAGGACGAGATGCGGTCCGGTGACGTGTTTCTGGCGCAGGTACTAGCGCCGGTCACCAACCATGGCGGCATCTATTTGGGTAACGGACTGATTTTGCACCATTTGCGCGGGCGGCTGAGTAAAACCGACGTTGCCGGGCGCTGGATGGGCTACGTGACGCATTATCTACGGTATGAGGGGCCTGCTGAATGATTACAGTATTCCTCGGCGGAAGGCTTAAAAAGCGGTTCGGCGGGCCATTCACTCTTGCCGTCGCCAATACCGCAGAAGCCATTCGCGCATTATCGGTAAATTTGAAGGATTTCAAGAAGGAAATCGCCATTGGCGCGTACCGCATCACAGCGGGCGACAGGAAGACCGGGCGCAAGGTGACTGAGGAAACGCTTGGTTTGGGTCTGCCGCAGGATGCACCGCTCCATATCGTCCCGGTTACATCCGGGTCGAAGAAGGGCGGTGTCGGCAAGTTGATCATGGGCGTGGCGCTGATCGCCGTTGCCACTGTAGCATCGGGCGGTGCTTTCGGCGCGTTCGCGGGCGGTGCCGCTGGCGGGCTTGGATGGGGCACGGTCGCGATGTTCGGCGCTGCGTTTGCCTTCGCTGGCGTGGCCCAGTTGTTGACGCCGACACCCAAGGGGCCGGACATTGCGAGCCTTGAACGTCCGGAAGAGCGGCCATCGTTCCTGATGAATTCGCCGGTCAACGTAGCGAGCCAAGGCAACCCGGTCCCGATCATCGGCGGGCGGGTACGCTGCGGTAGCGTCGTCGCATCGATGGGCATCAGCACCGAACGAATTGCGACCCCGGCCTGATGCCTGACACCTACGTCACTAGCGGATCGGGCGGCGGCAAAAGCTCAAAAGCGCCCGAGCAACGTGTCCCGATTGAGTCACCGAATACGCTGCAAGCCCGCATGTCAGCGCGGCTGGTGGACGTGGTAGCTGAGGGGCTGACCTACGGCCTCGTTGACGGGTTGAAATCCGTCTACTTTGACGACACGCCGCTGATGCTGTCGGACGGATCTATTACGTTCCCCGGCGTCGAAGTGTTCCAGCGGCACGGTAGTCCCGATCAGGACTGGATACCGGGCTTCTCGTCTGTCGAGACGGAGGTGTCGGTCGGGGTCAAGGTGCGTTCCGGCCCAGCCCATATCGTCACCCGGCGCATCAACAACGTCAACGCCAACGCCGCCCGTATAACGGTCGTGCTCTCGGCCCTGTTCGATCAGGACACCAAGACCGGCGACACACGCGGCAGCAGCATCCATTTCATTATCCGAACCCGACAGGTCGGATTGCAGAACTGGGCCGATTACTCCCAGGTCATCGAAGGCAAAACGATGGGGCCGTACCCAGCGGCCTATTATGTGCCTCTCGATGGCAATGGGCCGTGGGACATCGCGGTATGGCGCATCACGCCGGACTCTGACCGGGCATCGCTCGGCAATGAGATGTCTTGGCAGTCATACACGGAAATTACTGACCACAAACTGACATACAGCCGGTCAGCCGTCATCGGCACGATATACAACGCCGAGCAGACCAGCAATATTCCCCGGCGGTCGTTCGATTATAAGGGATGGTTGTGCCGGGTGCCGTTGAACTACGACGGCACGAACAGAAATTATCTGTCCGATTTTTGGGACGGCACATTTAAATGGGAATGGACCGACGATCCAGCTTGGCTCTTCTACCAGCTTCTCACGCATGAATACGGCGCAAACCTCGCCGACAGTCAGATTGACAAGTGGACCCTGTACGAAATCAGCCGCTATGCGTCCGAACGGGTGCCTGATGGCTATGGCGGGTTTGAGCCGCGCTTTTCCGCCAACTTCATTTTAAACACCCGGCAGGAAGCCTACGCCTGCATCAATGCGCTGGCGTCGTGCTTTCGTGCAATGACGTTTTGGGAAAGCGGCGCGGTCCAGGTCATCGCTGACATGCCGCGTGACCCCGACATTCAGATCAGCAATTCGAACACGCTGAATGATGCCGGATTTGACTACAATTCGCCGGATTTCAACGCGACCCACAACGCCTGCCTTGTTTCGTTTCTGGACAAAGACAACAACTATGAGCCGTCTGTCGAGACGGTCGAAGACGCTGAAGGCATAGCGCAGCACGGATATAATGAAATCGAGATAACAGCGTTTGCTTGCACATCGCGCGGACAGGCGCATAGGCTCGGCAAGTGGTTGTTGGAGTCCGAGAAGCACGGCGCGGAAGGCGTTAGCTACAAGGCATCGCTGGAGCATCTGACGGCAACCCCCGGCATGATCGCGGAAATATCCGACCGCGATTATGCCAGCATTCGCATTGGCGGGCGCATCGTGGCTGCTACCACGACCGCTGTCACACTGGATGAGCCTTTCAGGATTGACCCCGGCGTCAGTTATGAACTGCGTGTTACTCTCTCCGATGGCTCCCTTGTCAAGTCCACCGTCACCCGTCCGGCTGGCACATACAGCGTCATCACGCTAAACCCGCCGCTGCCGGTGCCGCCGCTGCCGCACGCGCAATGGGCGATGTTGGCGACCAACCTGATACCCCGGCAATTCAAAATCATGGGGGTGTCGGAAACCAACCCACTCGAATTCGACGTTGCCGGGTTGATCCACGACCCGACCAAGTTCGCGCGTGTCGAGCAGGGCATCAACATCAGCCGTCCGCCGACCACGAGGCTCCCCAATCCCGGCATCATCTCCCCGCCCGACAACGTCAACGTCACCCGCGAGTACGTCAGCAACGGCCCGACGTGGGTAGATGCGCTCCAGGTCACGTGGGATGCATCGACGGACCCTTATGTGCGCGGCTACGTCGTCAGCTACCAGAAAAACCGGGGTGCATGGACGCGCAGGCCGGAAGTGCCGGGCGTGGTCGATACGATCTACGGCGAAGGGCCGGGGCACTACATTTTCCACGTTCAGGCTATCAACTTCGCAGGTGTTAACAGCCGCCCGTCCGTCCTCGAAGTCGATATCCTCAACGAAAGCCCCATTACGCTGCTTCGCCCGACTGGCTTGCAGTTGGACGGCCAAGGCAACGACACACAGTTTGTCGGGCGGGACCCTAAGTTCGTATGGCGCGCGACAGCCATTCGCGGCGCGTACCCGATGGGCGAAGAACCGGCGGCAGGCGCTGGCTATCTCGACCATATCTTTCGCGATTTCGAAATCCGCATCACGGATAGCGCCGGTAACGTTATCTTCGTAGATCACACGACGTTGACAAGTTACACGTTTTCGTTCGAGAAGAACTTCAACACGGCTGGCGGGCCGCATCGCGCGTTCAAATTCACCGTCGTCATGCGCGACATCTGGGGCAATCCAAGCCGCCCCGCTGACCTGTCCGTTTCCAACCCGCCGCCCGCGCAACCGACCGCTCTTTCCGTCGTGCCCGGCTTCCAGATCGTATTCGTTGGCTTCGACCGTCCGACCGACCCCGATTTCGAGGGGACGATGATCTGGATGAGTAGCACGTCCGGTTATACACCGGGGCCGCAAAACCTCGTCTATGATGGTCCGGATACGTTCAAAAGTATACGTGCCGAACCGATAACGCGACAGTACATACGCCTTGCTGGATATGACTCGTTCGGCAAGATCGGCCTGAACATCACCGCCGAGATCGAAGTGCTGATCGGTGGCGTTGTTGATGTCGATTTTCAAGCTCCTGCCGTCCCGGTCGGATTGACTCTCACGACAACGGTAAGCACGGCTCCGGACGGGGCAAAGCAATACCGACTGCGGGCACAGTGGACACCCAATGCCGAAGCTGACCTGAACCTCTACGGCGTTGCCATCGCGGAACTCGGCGGCGGCTTCGTGGTTTTCACGACTGATGAGCCATCATACGAATGGACGGTGATTGCGGGCGTTACCTACGTCGTACAGGTTCGTGCCCGCGACAGTCACGGTAATTTCTCGCTGTTCAGCGAGGAGAAACAGATCACGGTCGCCGGGGACACCGAAGCGCCGCCCGACCCGACCGGGTTGACGGCAACGGCAGCGTTCAAAACCATCTGGCTCAACTGGACGCAACACCCGGCTCCCGACTTCAATCATATGCAGGTGTGGGAAGCATCGACCAACGACCGTTCCCTGTCCGTCAACATCGCTAATGCGCCGGGAACCAGCTTCACGCGCGAAGCTCTCCCCGGCGGCACGGATCGTTATTACTGGATACGGGCAGTTGACCGCTCGGGCAACCGAAGCGGATTTTTCCCTGCATCAGACACCGCCGGTATCCATGCTCGCACGCGCAAGGTTGAAGAAGCTGATTATGCGGACCTGAGCATAGGCAACGCCGCAATCGCCAATGCGGCTATTGATGACGCGAAAATCGCCAACCTCGATGCCAGCAAAATCATCGCCGGGTCCATCCTGTCCGGTTCGATCCTGGTCAACGGGCAGTACCGGCTTGATACGGCGCTCGATGCTAACGGTGATCCAGCGGCAGGAGTCAATACCGGCAGCACCCTGATTGACCCCGGCAAGATCCTCATCCAAGGCGCAACCCGCCTGAGCGACTGGAAAGCTGGAAGCGACAGCACCGAAATCAAGGGCGGGGCCATTGCCGCCAACAGCATCCGCGCCGAGTCTCTATCCATCGGCAATCGCCAGATTGAACTAATTGGCATCACATTTGATGCCAACAAGCTGACAAACGGCATATCGTGGACTGCCGGTCAAGTCATTTGGCAGGACAGCACCGGCGTAGCCAAGTTGGAAAACATACTCGCTGATGGGACGATATTTGAACGAAGCGTCGGTGCTGTCCTGTATATTGCGTTCTCGCCGGGAAGGGGCAGGCTTGATTACGTCTACGATCCGCAGGTATACGCCAACCCCAATTTCGTAGTCATCGGCCAGTATTACGGCGGCTCCGGCCTGATCATGACGTATGGCCGCACGAAGATAGACGGCGACTTCATCCGAACCAACACCATCACCGCGAACAATATCGCCGCCCGCCAGATCAACGCCAGTCATCTTAGCGTCTCCGAAGTGCTGATTGCCAATCAGGCGCAAGTCGGTTTTGGCGCGATTACCGACTTCCATTTCGGCAACGGTAAGATCGACGGTGCGCGGATTACCAGCCTTTCCGCCGACCGCATCACATCCGGAACACTCAATTCACAGTACATCCAAGTTGGCGGGCTTGACGGTGGCGCGGCAGGCGGCGGGTATATTGGGATCGATTCATTGTCTGGAAAAAGGCATCTTCGGTATGTCGATTCCAACAACGTGCCGCGCGTGCAGATAGGAAGGTTTGGAACCGCACCGAACATCCCGTTCGACGGCTTGTACGTATGGGACCAGAACGGCAAAGAAATCCTCGTCGCCAATGGCCTGGGCGTTAAAATCGTCGGGACCAACAACATATCCGACAACGCCGTTTCAGGCATGTCGTTTATGAATGGCCCAACCTTGGGCTGGACTTCATTGGCAGGCGGAAATATCCATGTGATCACGCACACTGTTCATTCAGTTGGCAATCCGGTTTTTAGCGGTGGTGGAGGGTTCACGGGATGGGCACCAACAACCACACAAGTGCGGTGTCTTCTCAACGGTGCGCTTGCGGCGGCAGGACAGATACATGGTATCGGCGAAGTGAACATTAGCCTTAGTTACGTCTTTGGTGCAGGACCGCCCGGAAGTGGGATGACTTGGCAAGTTCAGTACCAAGATGCTGGTGGTAACTGGCAGACGGGATCTACTAACACACAGATTGTCGCCGTTGAGTACAAAAAATGATCACACCTATAGCAATTTATGATCTGGCAACCGGCGAAATCAAAGAAACTGGCGGAATTCAGTTCGATGCAGACTGGAAAGAAGTCCAAATCGCTGCTGCTCTAGCACCTTGGGATGCAAACCTTTGCGGTTTGTATGAGGGTGTTGATACAGCGTCGAAGGGAACGCAATACATCGCCGTTCTGGACGAAGTCGCCGTACTCGCCGACCGCTCGCCGCTTATCGTGGAAGTGGACAAGACGACGCTAACGGCGGATGGCATCGACAGCATTACGCTAACCGGCTTGCCAGATCCGTGCGACATCATCATTGACGATCCTGATCCGCTGGTGGAAACGACGACGACCACCGTCACGGGCGGCGGCTTCGTCTTCGTCGCCGACGATCCCGGTGTCTACATCATAGAAGTCCGACGCTGGCCGTTTCTGCCGTTTCTCATTGAGTTTACAGCCGTATGACCCTCCAGACTGTTCGCGGCAGCAAGAACCTGGATCTGTCCCGCTACGAAGCGGAGCAGGCCATCGAACGCGCAGCCGCCGACACGCGGGCGCGGTTCGCAACCCCCGACAAGCACCAGATCTATGATCGCAAGCATCGGGAAGCGACACGCTATCTCGATGCCGTCGCAGCCGGGAACGTGCCCCCGAACCTAAACAGCTACCCGTACATGAAGAAGGAAGTCGGTCCCGGCAAGACGGCGGAAACGGCACTTGAACTCGCCAACCTGTGGGTTGCGATGAACGCGCAGTGGGAAGAAATCTCGCCTGTCATCGAAGACATCAGCCTGACAGCCAAGGCGCAGGCTCGTTCTGCCAACAGCCGTGCCGACATAGACGCTATCAGGGATGCAGCACTTGCCGCACTTGATGGCATTGGGACACCACCGCCTAAGCGTCCACCGGGCAAAGGCCCTAACCAACGTTAACGGACCCCGCTTCGGCGGGGTGTTTTTTTTGCCTGGAGAGTTCGATTTGGCTCAGTACCGCGAAGGCCGCGCAACAGTCGTCAATAATTCGGACACGGTAACCGGGACCGATACGGCTTGGCTTGGGAACGTGGAGCCGGGCGATATCTTCCTGGTCAGGGGTGACGAGGTCCCGTATCGCGTTGCTTCTGTGTTGTCCGATACATCGCTTCGGCTCAATGCACGATACGCCGCCCCGACCGAAACGAGCACGTTTTATTCAATCACCCGCGACTTTACGCCGAACTACAACCTGCCGATTATCCGGAACGGTGACGTTGACGCGGTGCCGCTGTTCGCCGAGGGGTTGATCCTTCTCGATAGCAAACTCGGCCCCGGCGGCGGCGGCGGCGGTGTTGGCGGTTCATCTACGCTGGCGGGACTATCAGACGTAAATGTCATCGGGTCGCTGACGGGCGACACATTTACGAAACTGCCAAGCGGTTCCTACGGTTTCGTTCGCCCCTACGTGTTCACCATCGCGTTCGCGGACGCGCCGGGCGAGGGTGGCCGTGTATATAAGAGTTACGCCAGCGGCACCGTGACGCTGCGCCGGATAAAGGCGGCGGGCGGGACCATCACTGAAAACGCCGATGACATCACCATCAACATTCCGCCTCCAGGCGAAATCAATACGCTTGCCACTGCCGGGTCATCGACAGCGCAGAACCTGACCGCGACCAAAAGCGGCACCGTCCTGCGCACCAAGGGTTTGCGAGCAGGAGCGAACGTTACGCTGACGCCGGAAGGCAATGACATCGTCATTGCGTCGGCGGGAAGCGGCGGCACGGCAATCAGCTACACGATGGCCCCCATCGGTACGGGTACGTCGCTCGTTGCCGCACCCTCTGGAACCGAGTTTCACGTCAAAACGCTGGCGTTTGATACGAGTTTTACCGTTACCGAACCCGCTGGCGGCGGCGTATCCGTCGCGCTGAACAACCTGCCGATTACGAAAATCAGCACCGTCCTTTGGACCGGCATCACGTCGGGTCAGGTTCTCTACCGCAATGCCGCCGGGAATGTCGCCGGGCTGACGCTGCCAGCGCCCGGCATAACCGCCCTGTTCGATGACAAGGCCCCCCGCCTTGGCGGGCCACTGCAACTCTCCGGTCAGCGTGTGGTCGGCTATCCAGTCACGTTTTCAGGCATGATCGAACGGCCCAAGGACAAGACGTATACAATCTGCCTGTCCGCTCCCGTGGCTATGGAGTTGAACAGCGTTACCGCCGTCACGGATGCCGGTAGCGTCCGCTTCCGCGTTGATATAGGTGCAGTGCCCGAGAGTGGCGGCGACGAGGAAATTCCGCCTAGCGAGCTTCAGGCTACTGTCACGACGACACGGGCAACGACAACCGCTGCCGGTGCCCTAACCGTGGACCCGTCAGAGACGATCCTTCTGACGCTTGAAGCGCCATCCGCTGAAATCCAGGATTTCGCCTACACGATCAGCGGGGTTACGGTCTGATGATCAGTTCGTGGATGCATGTACCGGACGACCCAGTCGTGTTGCCCGCTGCGACCAACGATTACCTGTTCGGCACGACAACCCTGCCTGAAGGCTGGACGCTGACCCGTGAGGCGGCGGCATTGGGGCGGGGAAGCAATGGGCGGTGGGTGTCGCACGCGGTAAACGTACCTCGTCCGTTCCACGACCCGGTCACCCTGGCAAACCGTGGGATTTTGGTGGAGCCATCACGGACACAGCTTATTTATGGCAGCCGCCCCGTAGTCGTCACAGCTTTAGCCGCCACACTTACCATCGACACCGTGACGCAAACGCCGCTGGGCGTTGGCGGAAGATTGCTGGTCGAAGATACGACCAACACATCGCACGGATTTAATTTGTTTTTCGGCAACGCCACACGTGCCGCTGCACTTGCAGACAACTCGACCGTGTCGCTCCAACTGGTGTTCAAGCCGCTTGCCGGGCTGACTCGTGCCGTCATTTTTGCGCAGTTGAAAACCTCAGTTTATCAGACTTGTGTGTTTTCATTTCCGGCTGTCGGGGAACCGTCCATCGTCTCACACGATATGGTTGCCGCAAAGATCACGCGCGATACCGATGGGCATTTCCGCCTGGAGTTTACCGTAAACTATGGTACTGGCACGACGGGAGGTGCCGCACACCTGAGTTTCCAGCGCGAAGACGGAACCCGATTTTACACAGGTGATGGCGCGCGGGGAATGCTGCTTGCCTATTACGGCGCGGAACTCGGCACGGAATGCACGTCCCCGATCATCACCACAGGCACATCAATAACCCGTCCGGAAGACGTGCTTACGTCAACCAATAGCTGGCTGAAATCCGGAGCCAAGACTATCGGCATCGAGTATACCTCGATGGGTGCTGACACAGACACCGTCTTTCATGCTACCGGGACAGATAGTATCGAGATAACGAACGCGACCAACAGCATATCCGCCATCATTAGTTCCGCTGGCAGTTTCGTTACCTTGCAAGGCGCTGCGGCAGCAGCCGGGGTTGAGCGAACGACGATCCTTACCATGGGCTTTGAGGCTGCGTGGTTGGCCGAAGAAGGGAATAAACTGGCATTCTCTGAAGCAGTCCCGCCACCAACCGCACTCGACTCCGTTCGTGTTGGTGCTCGGATTGGCGGAGGCTTTCCTGGCCCGATGACGCTTAAGCGCATCAAATACTGGGACCGATCATTAGACAGGGAAGTCGCGGCAGCTTATTCGGCTGATATCTCCATCCCCGGAGTTGAGATCATATTGCCGGTGATCGACGTTCAAACGACCATAACCGTTCCAGCGGATCAAAATATCCTCAACTTGGCGGTTACTCTGGAGGGAGAACCGACCGGCGCGTCAGTTGGTTACCGCACGATCAATGGCACGGCCATTTCCGGCGTGGATTATGCCGCCGCAATCGGCGTTCTCGAATTCAGTCCTGGCGAGAATATTAAGCAGATCACTATTTCGCTAGGTGTCCGGAGCCTGGAGCAAACCAAAGCGTTCAGCATCGAATTGACGGCACCAACCGGCGCAACGCTTGGTAATGCGGTGTGTGTCGTCACGCTTACCAAAGCCGCCCCAGCGGCTCACGCCCCGCTCAAGCTGGTCAACTTCACCGGGACGCTGTCTGCCGACTGGACATTTACCCGATCCACTCCGGGTTACTCGCTAAACAGCAACGGCGTATGGACATCGGTCGCGGCTAACCAGCCTCGGATATATCACAGGTCAGCGGATGACATCGGCATTCTTCTCGAACCGACGACAACGCAGTGTGTGTATGATTCCGCCCACTTCGGATACACGGCGAATTCAACCCGAACTCCGCTGACAAACGGGACGACGCCAACCGGCGCACGCTACATGCAGTGGCGAGAAACCGCTGTCCTCGGCAACCATTTGATGCGGGGCGCATGGAACACCACTGCCGCCACATGGCCCACGGCGGACTTTTGCTTTTGGCTGTACTTGAAGCCGGTCGGCCCGCGCGTGCGATGGCGGTTGTCGGTCAAAGGGATCGATGGCGTTTACAAGGTAGCGATATTCACCCTGTCCGGTGAAGGTTCTGTCGTGTCTACATCCGCTGCCGACGTTATTGCAATGCTCGAAACTGTGCCGTACTGGCCCGGATGGTATCGCGTCGGGCTGGCCCGTCCGCAAGCGTTGACTGCCAACGTATCAGCCGAGTTCGACATTGGCCCGATTGATGAAGTCACGAATTCCAATCAGCTTGAAGGCAACACCGCTTATGGGCTGGATATCTGCCATTTGCAGGTCGAGCCTGGGCTGTTGTGGACATCTCCCATTCTCGCGAACGCCGCCACTGCGGTAACAACGCGCGGGATCGACATCTTGAAGGCGGCAGGCGGTTGGCAGAACAGGAACAGCTTCTCGTTGGGAGTTAAATTCCGTCGTCTGAGCCACATACCGGCAACCCAGCGCGTAGTACAGTTCCGGGATGCATCGCCATCCGTCGATGATTACGGCCTTCTGGTCGTCGATGGTGCCTTGCGGGCACCGCTTACAACGAATGGGACATTCCACGCGAATATCAACGGTCCAGCGACGACGCTGGGCGTCTACACAACAGCCATCGTCTCAATCGACACTGACCGCTATGTGTTATTCGCATCCGGGGTAAAAGTCGGCGAAATCTCCATGATCGGCAAGACGATGCCGGAAGTTGTCGAGCACTTGCGCTTCGGCTCCAAGGAGCAGGATGGGTCACAGGCCGCGCCAATCGTCATTCAAACGGCGGCATACTGGATAGGCGGCATGTCTGACGACGAGGGCATTGTGTTTTCCGCCGACCTTACGGGCACGCTGCCGGGTGGCGAACCCGGCGCGTTGCCTGTCGTGAGTATCCCGGCAGCGCTGGACGTTGCCGAAGGGGCATCCATCGCCGTGCCAATCACGAAAACCGGCACGGGGGCATGTTCCGTCAATTTCCGAACGGCTGCGGCGACGGCATCCTTTGGTGTTGACTACACAGGCATCGGAAACCCCGACCCTACGAACATCAACGCTCGTATCGTGTCGTTTGCGGCCAACGAAACCAGCAAAACGGTAACCGTCCAGACTACAGCCGATACCGTCACCGACCCGGACGAAAAGTTCGGCATACACATCAGCCTCGTGAATACAAACCCGCCTGACTGCCAGTTGGGCAATGCCGCAGGGGAGGTCACGATCTTGGAGACGCCGACCGTTGCCATTCAAGCTGCCGTAAACGCGACAGAGGGGTCTCCGGCGACCATCTCCGTGGTCAAGAGCGGCATCGGAGCGTGCAGTGTCACTTATCGAACATCCGCGCAAACAGCCACATTGAACTCCGATTACACGGGCATCAACGCGACTGTGCTTTCTTTCGGGGCGAACGAGACGACAAAGACGATTACCGTTCAGACACTAACCGATGCAGTTACCGAAAATACCAACGAGACGTTCAAAGTCATTCTGGAAAACCCGACCGGATGCAAGCTCGGCACTACGACAAGCTGCACGGTAACGATTGTTGATCCGACTGGCACGCCACCGCCTACGGGGGGGATCTACGATGCTCCGGTTGGCTTTGCTACGACCGTAGACGCGGGCATAGGCCAAACGCCGTACTATGTGACATCTCTTGCCAATACGAGCACCACGGGCACACTTCGCCACGCATTGAGCCAGTCGAACCGATGCGTTGTGTTCGAAGTCGGTGGGCGTTGGGTCATGGATCAGGCCGGAGTGAATGTGACAGGCAGCAACCTGACCATATGCGGTGAAACCGCTCCGGCACCGGGGATCATTATCCAGGGCGGAGATTTTAAAATTGGAGCCGTCCAGAATGTGCATTTTCGGCACATCACATTTGAGCGGGGCCACGACGACCGGGTTGTCTGCGACACCAACGGCGATGCCATCCTTCTGACATCCACAAACTCAACAACGTGGTGCGAAAATATTTGGTTCGATCATTGCGCTATGCTCTGGAGTAATGACGAGGTCGTGTCGCTCTGGCCGTCCAGAACAGGGCTGATCAGAAACATCTCCTTTACGAACTGCCTGTTCGCAGAACCCCTACGGCATCCTGAAATCGTGGCAAAGCCAGGCGGCGGATACTATCGCGGGCATCATGAAGGCACTCTTTCGAGTGGAGCATGCCGAACTGAGTACGGCCATAACTACGGCGTCATTATCGGCTACAGAACTGGCAACGTCGATATCCAATATAGCGCATTCGTGGACTGTGGCAATAGAGCGCCGTTCATCGACGGCAACACTCGCGTTGTGGTCGCCAACGTTCTTGCGCTGAATTGCAGTCAAGGGGCATGGGTTTCTATGAATACTTATGAAGACCCGGTCAAGGCATCAAAAACGACGGTTGCTGGTTATCTGGCAATCAGCGGGAACGACAGTGGCGCATACCAAATCGTTCGCATCCACACGAACAGCACTTCTCTGAAAACTCTACCAGCCGGGACCGCACTGTGGGCCAAAGGGTTGTATGCCTGGAAGGGAGTAGGCGCACCAAATACACCAAGCACTAAGATTGGCACTGTATATTCCACGCAAGAATCCGCCATCCTCAATCCCGACACCAACCCGCGTCCCATTGATATCCCGAACGCGCCTGTTCCGATCCTGACTGCTGAGGAAATTTACCAGCGCACGAAAGACAACGTTGGACCGCGACCGAAGGACCGAGCCAATGGTCCCGCCAGCGTCACCAAGGTCGTGCGGAAAATCGAGCTGAAGGCGTCGAAATACGTCAATATGCCGCAGGAAGTCGGCGGCATGTCTACCCTGCCCACAAGGACCCGTTCGCTGCGCGCTCAAGGCGATGCCAACCCGCCCAAGTTCGCTGATGGGGTCACTGTCATTCCCGCGTTCCCGTCGCCATCGACCGACAAGGCTAAAGTGCGGGCGTGGCTGCGGCGGTTCTTGGATGACGTGCAATACGATTGACAGCTACCAGAGTGCCCACTGAGCATTCGGCATAGAGGACCCACTGATGCCCGAGACAGACCCCCCTGATTTCGGGCATCGCCCGCGCGCCGACCGCGATGCCCGAACTCTGAGTGAATGGCGGATCGAGAAGATAGAGCAGCGTCTTGACTCGGAGCTAAAAGACCTCCGCATGCATGTGGACAAGGCCATCTCGGAATTACGCAGGCACAACGATGAAGAAATCAAGGAGCTTCGCGACCAGAACGACAGCAGATTTAGCAAGATTGAAAAGTTTATTTACGGAACGTTCGTCTTCGTTGGTACACCGATATTCGGGGCTGTGGTCGGTTTGTTCTTCAAGGGGAGTCCAATCATTGGAAACTAACAAGGCGTCCACGGGAATTCCGACATGGGCTTTGCGAACAGGTGCCGTCTTTAGCGCTTGTGCCATTGCTATCTTTTGCTTATTGATCTACTGGGCGATTGACCGTTCGCCACCGCTCATTGGAGTATCCGGCAGGTTTCTTGGATGGGATAATGAAACGCCCCGCCGTGGTCATGTGGTGTGGGGGGCTATTCAGGTTCGTCCCGAATGCGAGGGAACGATCTTCCGGTTCATCGTTAACGGCGAGATTGTACGCCTCGAACCGCGAGTATGGGAATATCGAGGCCCTGTTGACAGCAATGGTGAAATACCTACAACATGGGATGCAGATTTTGACGTTCCCGCGCATATAAACCACGATGCCAAATACAGAAACCGTTTTGAGTTTGTCTGTAATCCTGTCCACAAATTCTGGCCTATCCCGGTTTCTCCGCCCGATGTGCCGTTTTATCTTCGTCCAGAAGATAAAGTGATGCCCTATACGCCGGGCGTTCCAAGCCCGCCGCCAGGTACAACATTTCCGAGGGGGAGTGAATAGTGGTAACCGTCGTGGATGCAAAAGCCCCGATTGGCGTAAGACTTGCAAATCCGCTCAACATCAAGCGGACTTCGATCAATTGGGCGGGCAAGTCGGCTGTTCAGGCTCATGCCGTCTTTGAGACGTTTGATAGCCCGCACTATGGTATCCGTGCTGCCGCTCGCAATCTGCTGACCTACTATCGCCGGGACAGGCTCAACACCATTCAGGAAATCGTCAACAAGTGGGCACCGCCCGATGATGATAACAACACGGCGGCATACATCGATTTCGTAGCCAACAAGATGGACGTTCAGCCGGATACCGAACTGAACCTTGAAGACCCGGAAGTCTTGGGTGCTCTGGTGCTCGCTATGATGGCGATGGAAATCGGCCCCGGTTGGGCTGCGAACTATGGCTTGGCGACGATCAAGACTGCGGTAGATGCTGCTTATGTCGGCGGCGCTCCCGGCTCTCCTGTCGTTCATGCCCAGCCTGATTATGTCTCCCCCGCACCACCGACACCGGAACCAACAACGCCCGTCTCCAATACCAAGCCGCCGCTGGTAGATCAGCCATCAGCAGCGCCAACGAACAAGGTCACGGCTGGCAGCATCGGCGCAATGGGCGGGCTTCCCGTC